CGCCCTCGTCGCCGCCGTCGCTCTCGTCCGGCTGGCCCTCATCCCGCCCGACTCCGTCGTCGCCCACATCCGTGCCTGTCGACCACGCGCTCTCGACAACCCCCACGCGTTGGCGTGGCTGGAACGCTGGCTCACCCTCACCCAACAAGGAAACGAGGCATTATGAGGACCGTCTACAGGTATGACCTACAGCATGGCGGGCGCGGCGTGAATCTAGTGGACCCGAAAGTCGTCCACGTCGGCGCCGCACCCGACCTCCCCGAAGGCGACTACACGCCGACCGTGTGGATCGAGCACACCATCGATCCGTTGCCTGGTGATCTACACCGCAAAGTCTTGTTGACGTTCATCGGCACCGGTCACCCGATTCCCGACGACGCTCCGCAACACGTCGGTTCGTGTGTCATCGGCCCGTTCTGCTGGCATGTCTACGCCGGGGGTCTGCCATGAGGACCGTTTACCTCGTCGGGCTCTCGGGCTCCGGCAAGACGACCGTCGTCAACCTCGCCTTGCAACTTCTCGACCTTCAACCGGTCGTCGAGCATCTCACCCCGATCCCGCACGTCCGCCACGGCACCCTTTGGCATCTTGGCCGGCATCGTGACCCGTTCGGCGGGACCGACACGCTCGCCATGAACATCAACCCGAAGGCGATCGACTGGGTCACTGTCCTCGCCTGCATCGACCGCATCTTGGCCGGGCTCGAAATTAACCCCGACGTGTTCGCCAGCACCCTTCCCGACGACAAACAGATTCCCGCGGTGCTCCTCGGCGAAGGTGACCGGCTCGCCAACAACAAGTTCCTCGCCGCCTGCCCCAACCTCACCCTCGTCTGGCTCGACACCCCCATCCCCCAAGCCCGCCAACAAGCCGCCGCCCGCGCCGCCGCCCACGGCCAACCCGAACAGAACCACTCGTGGTGGAAAGGTCGCGTCACCAAAGTCAACAACCTCATCAACTCCCGCCCCACCGTCCGCCTCGACGGCACCCGTCCCCTCGTCGAGTCCGCCGCCGATCTCGCCGTTCTCCTCGCCCCCTAAACCCACCCGGCTATAATCCATCTGATGGCGCGCCGGAAGCCCAAGGATGCGCTGTTCCTTAGGCGTCGGCGGGCCATGATCGACGCCTTCAAACTGGCTCGTGGCTGTGTCGTGTGTGGGTTCAAGGAACATCCAGCCGCGTTGCAATTCGATCACCCAGATCCCAACGTCAAGGACCGGAGTAACCACCATAGTGCTCTGCATCCGAACTGGTCGCTGGCTCGGATCCAACGTGTATTCGACACCTGCGACGTGGTGTGTGCCAATCACCATGCGATCCGGACGGCGAGTCGGGGGTATTCGGGTGGACGGCCCGTAAGTATTGTATAATCGGGGTTATGCGCCGTCTACGTGTCCCGAAGATGAAACCGGTCGGCCAACCCGTCGTCCCGTGTCAGCACGGCAACTCTGGCAAGCACACGTTCGAGTCCCGCAACGCGGCGATGGGCGCCCGCCGACTCGTGGCCGGTTCGCATGTCAAGGTGTACTGGTGTGAGGTGCATCACGGCTATCACCTCACCCACAACCCGGAGCGCCGCCGATGACCGACCACGCCGACCTCGTTGCGCGGCTACGGGCACTCTCTTTGACGGCCCCCGGCTACGTCACCCATCAACACGCTGTCCAACTCGCACGTGAGGCCGCTGACGCCCTCGAAGCCTTTGCCGATGCCCTCACTGCCCGAGACGCCGACGCCGCGCTAGTCCGCGCCGTCCGAGAGATCACCGCTAACTGGGTGGTCGTAGATGAGATTTACCGGAGAGCCGGGACGACACCTTTGAGGTGACCGAATGATCGAACGTCCGTATCCGCCGTCACCAGGGTTCGCCCACTACCAGTTCGCCCGTGATGCGAAGGTGTGGCGCGCCGACATTGAGGCATACCTCGTTGAACGTGAACGTCCGGTCGAGTGGGCGGACACCGTGATCGCGCTGCTCAACTTGGGGGTGGAGCCGCTCGACGTGATCGTCACACACCTCGGATGGCTGTACGACACCTTCGAGGCAACCGAATGACGCTCACTCTCGCCTGCCCGGTGACGTGGGGCGACAGCCGCACCCGCTGTCGCTACTGGCAGCCGCGTCCTGGCGTACACGGCTGCAACCTCGACCCCGGCCACGACGGAAAGCACCGCTGCGGCTGCGCCGCCACCTTCGAGGTGACCGAATGACCAACTACCCCCTCGTCGTCCTCGCCGACTACACCGCCCTGAACGGCTGCGCCATCACCCACGGCGCCTGGCATCTTGGCCAGTACACGGTGGTCGCCAGGGTCCGGTTGGAGAACGTCATCCTGCTGCCACCCCCCGACAACCCCTTTATCAGCTTTGACAGCTGCACCCTGATCGGCTGCGACCTGCGGGCGATGTCCTGGCAGCACTTCCGGTACTGCTACATCCGACGAGCAGAAGGCGACCTGAGACCCGACACGCAACTCCCCACTCACGGTGACATCAACGAAGCACGAATGTGCTCCATCGAGATCGACCCCGGGCACTTCCACCGCAATGCATGAACCTATGTGCGAGTTGCCTCCGATCGACCTCGACAAACTCCCCCGCGTCTACGCCACCGGCAACCTCGTCATCCACACCGACATCGGCTGGGTCCACATCATCCGCGGCGAACCCGAACCCGAACCCGTCCTCCATGCCGAGGTGCCGCCGCTACCTCCCCGGTTCCCCCAATACCGGGAGCCTCCCACCGCCGGGATGCTCAACCAACTGATCGCAGCGGTCAACGCCATCATCACCCACCTCGAATACAAGGAGTCCACCTGATGTACTTCCGACCGATTGACACGAAAGCGTAGGTTCAAACTATGGAAATGCTGGTCGCCATCCCCTTGATCATCCTGGCCGTTGGCTGGTTCATCGAGTGCCGCCGGCTGAAGAAGGCCATGCGTGAGGTCGCCGCCGAGCGCCGGACCAAGCCGAAGCCCAAGCCCTCCTCCTGGGATGGCTCCGCCGAGCAGAAGATGCTCCACAACAGCGGCGAGATGGGCCGCTCGCAGGCGCCGTACTGATGGAAGCGCCCTGCCCCCACTGCGGCTACAGGCGCACGACGTTTACGCTCGCGCACCCGCCTTCCTTCGCGGTCCAGAAGGCTGCGACCATCGACAAGATTCTTACGCAATCGCCCGGCGGGATCGTCACCGAGGAACTGCCACACCCAGTCCACCTCAAGGCCGGCGAAGTCACGACGATTGGCGAGATCCGCAGGAGGGGCGGACTCGACTGATGCTTGAGATTGAGATCCTGTCACCTGCCGTCGTGCCGTGCGTCATGTGTTCTTGCAGTGAGCGGACAGTGAAGAAGCAGGTTCGCGTCGTGGAGCGTGACTGGTCCGGCAGAGAGACCGCTACGACATCGGCGTGGCTGTGCCAGACGTGCGCCGAGGCCTTTGCCGAAGAGAGGCGGCAGGACCAATGATGCTCACAGCTCTCATCGCCACGGTCGTCGCTCTAACCCTTTCCCACTCCTGCGGCGGCCGTGGCGATGGACCCGCTGCCGCCCGGCTGGGGCGCCGACATCGGAGCACACGCCACCGAAGCCGAGCAAAACTACCCCAACGGTCAACCCGACTAACCTCCCCGCCATGACCGTCAGGGAACACCCACGTAAACCCTCCCTAAACTCCCCCTCACCCCACGCCGCCCACGCCAACGACGCCACCATCGCCCAATTCATCCTCCGCCAAGTCGAAGCCGGCTCCAACCCCTACTCCGCCGCAGGCGCCGCCGGCATCGACACCGCCCTCCTCCAAACCTGGCTCAACGAAGGCCGCGTCCAATGGACCCGCTACCAAGCGAGCACCGCCGATTGGGCCCGCGACTTCACCCCTGAACAACAAGACCTCGCCCTCTTCTACGAAGCCCTCACCATGGCCGTCGACACCAACCGATCCCGCGGCGAAATCCTCCTCGAACAGCACGTCCGTGGCGGACTCTCCAAGACCACCCGCCGCCGCAAACTCGTCGCCGGACAGGTTGTCGAAGAGAACGAAACGATCGAGACGTTGCTCCCCTCCCTCGATGCGTTGCGGTTCAAGCTGGAGCATCAGTACCCCGACGTGTACGGCGCCAAAGCGACGCTCAGGTTGGCGACCGTCGACATGTCCGATACGCCCGATGTTGGTCGGGCTCTGGAGGAAGCTATGACCCTGGTAGCCCGCCGAATGGCCGCCATCGAAACAACCTCATCCGAGGAGCCATGACCCCGCTCGATACGATGGTGGAGAAGATGCGTCGCCTCCATCCCGGCGCCCGGGTCGAGGTGATCCCCGGTCGGACGGTTCCCCCGACGACCGGCTGGCATTCGTTCTTCGACCTGGAGCAGCTCCGCCCGACCGGCCCCTGCGTGTACGTGCACGTCTACAACACGGCCGGGCGCCGCATCGATGCGCGTTGGGTGTCAGCCTGAATGGGTAAGCCCCGCGACGTCCAGGAGTCGATGTTCCCCGACCTCGTTCCGGCACGCCCGCAGGGCTGGATCATGCCGTCGGTGTTCACCGGCACCAACGCAGAGCTGATCGCCGCTGTCGCCCCGATGTACCTCACCGGCTCGGTGCTCGATGTCACCTACGGCAATGGCGACACCGCTGGCGGATGGTGGCGGCGGTTCACACCGAATCCGTTCACGTTCCACGATCTCGATCTCGACGGCGTCGATTTCCGTTGCCTTCCTCACCCGGATCGATCGTTCGCCAGTGTGACCTATGACCCGCCGTACGTGCACAGTGGCACCGAAGCAACCACAGCGGGCGTAGCCGATTTCCGGCGCCGGTTCGGGCTCGCACCGTTTCACGGCTCGGCCGGGCCGTTGCCGCTCATCCTCGATGGGCTGCATGAGGTTCTGCGCGTCGCTGATCGGTTCGTGCTCGTCAAGTGCATGGAGTTCGCTCAGGGATCTGTCGTTTCGCCGTCGCACGACGGCGAGCGCATATCGACGTTCCATGACATCCCGCACGAAGTCACAATGCTGGCGTTGCAACGCGGTTGGGTGAAGCACGATCAGATCGTCCACCACACCGGCCCCGGGCCGGGCGGGCACAACATCTTCGAGCCGATCCGGGCACGCCGCCATCACTCCTACCTGATCGTGTTCACCCGATGACCTATCTGCGTGATGTCCTCGTCGTCTACGAATCCTCCGCCACCATCCGAAACGAGGGGCCATGATGACCAAGATGTACGATCCGGCGACCGAATCGATGACCGTCGAGTTCGTCGTGGAAGCCGCCACCCTCAACAGTCTCTACACGGCCGCCGAAGAAGTCCTCTGGTCCCTCATTCCCGAAGGTGAGCGCCTCGGTGTCTCCTCCGTCATCAACACCCGGTTCCATATCTCGCTGGACATCGAGGAGCGCAACGCTTCCGGGGCAACCCTCGTCCGGTCCTGGTCCGCCGACTGCCACTACACCATCACCCTGCGGACCCCGTCATGAAGTGGCTGTGCCGTCTCTGCGGCTACATCATCAACAACGGGCGCTGCACGCTCGACCCGAACCTCGCCCGCTACCGCTGCGACGGCTGCGGCGTCCCCGACGCCTGGACTCCCCTCCCGTGACGTTGGAGCTCTCCGGCATCCGCACCCCCGACCCCCCCTTCCGCAAACGCGGCAAGGTCCTCGCTGTCCGTGCCCCCACCAACCTCGTCGCCTGGGTCGAGGAACAAGCCGAACATGAACACACCACGGTGAACGCCTGGCTCAACCGGCTCCTCCGCCAAGCCCGCGCCGCCGGCCCTGCCCTCCCGGCCGATGTCATGGAGTGGCTGTTCGCTCAGGCGGCTGCCAACCGGAAGCCCGGTGACTGGGAGCACGCCATCATCGTCACCGTCCGAGACCTCGCCGTCACCTATCCGCAAGGTTGCCGTCTGTAAACGGTTAACTTCTGGTGATGCCGCGTAAACCGACCAAAGGTCCCCCGATCGCTTTCCGCCTCCCTCTCGCCGAACACGAACGCTTCAAGGCCGAAGCCTTCGCCGTGGGTGATTCACCTGGTGAGTTCGCTCGCCGGATCATCCTCGCCAGTTCCGGCCCGCCACCCAAGGAAGATGAGCAGCAGTGAACCTGCTCCCCGCCGTCAAAGGATCCGTCGATGTCGCCACCATCGACGGGCTCGTGGCTCGTTCAACCGAGATTCGTCAGGCCGCCAGCGATCCCACCGAGCTGGCTCAACTCATCGCCGAACTAGATGTGATCGCCGGCATGTTCCGAGCCTCCCCGGAGGCTGTCGGGCTCGCCGCGATCGAGGCTGAGAAGCGGCGCGCTGAGACGAAATTAGGTGAGCTATCGCGCCTGGTAGGAAGGGGCCGCGCCCGGGGTCGCGGTGTCCCCGCGAAACTGGAATCAGACTCCCGCCGAATGGCCGTCAACAAGCCAATCGTCGAGCAGGTCATCGCCGCCTCCTCAGATGCCTCTCCGCCCACCCGCCGCAAGGTCATCAAGGCCATCGACGCCGCCGAGGGCAAGGTCGCCGGCCGCATCGTCGCCTTGCAACTCTCCGAGGCCACCTGGCAGATCGTCTCCGCTCGTGCCGAAGTTCACGGCGAGTCTGTCGGCACCTACCTCACCCGCCAAATCGATCGTATGGCCGCCCGTGCCGAGGCGAAACCGGCCGGGCGTCCGGCCGCCCACCTCGGCAACCCTGACCGCCCCGGCTACCGTCGCCTCCGCCGATGACCCGTCACCTCGTTTGGTTCTCCGCAGGCGCAGCCTCCGCCGTCGCCGCACGCCTCACTCTCCGCGACCATGACGACGTTGTTCTCGCCTACACCAACCCCGGCAGTGAACACCCCGACAACGAACGGTTTATCTGTGACGTCGAGAAGTGGCTCAACGTCGACGTCGTCCGCCTCCGCTCCGATCGCTACATCGACACGTGGCAGGTGTGGGAGGAGCGCCGGTTCCTCAACTCGCCCGCCGGTGCCCTCTGCACCGCAGAGTTGAAACGCAAAGTCCGCTTCGCCTTCCAGGAGCCCAACGACATCCAAGTGTTCGGATACACCGTCGAAGAACGAGGACGTGCGCAGCGTTTCCGCGACAACAACCCCGACGTAAACCTCTCCACGCCGCTGATCGACGCCGGGCTCACCAAATCGGACTGTCTCGCCGTCATCGACCGGGCCGGGATCACCCTGCCCACCATGTATCTGCTCGGCTACCGCAACAACAACTGTGTGGGCTGCGTCAAGGGTGGCATGGGCTACTGGAACAAGATCCGCCGCGACTTCCCCGACGTGTTCGCCCGCATGGCGAAGCTAGAACGGGACATCGGGCACTCCTGCCTCAAAGACGTGTTCCTCGATGAATTAGACCCCGACCGAGGGAACCACGCCGACGAACCATCGTTCGAATGCTCGCTGCTGTGTGAGTTGGCTCTTAACGAGGGGCCATGACCGTGAAATGTGCGGTGTTCGCCGCGTTCGTCGGCACCGTCGTCGCCGCGAACTGGGCGCTCGGCCGATATGGGATCGTCCCGATCGGATTCGGTCTAGCAGCGCCAGCCGGCGTCTACTTCGCCGGGCTCGCCTTCGGACTGCGCGATGCCCTCCATGAGTTGGGCGGGCGACGCTGGGTGCTCGCTGCCATCGCCCTCGGTGCCGGGGTGTCGTACCTGATCGAGGACGCCGCCACAATCCCCGGCGGTTATCTGCCGATCGCCGCTGCATCCGGCTTAGCGTTCGCCGTGTCGGAGCTTGCCGATTTCGCCGTGTACGACCCGCTGCGTCGCCGCCAATGGTCAGTGGCCGTCATCGCCTCCAACGTCGTCGGAGCAGTCGTCGACTCGTTGCTGTTCCTGACGTTGGCGTTCGGGTCGACCGCCCACTGGTTCGGCAACACCGTCGGCAAGTTCTACATGGTCGCCATCGCCTTGCCTGTCGTCTGGTTAACTCGTCGTCGTCGTGTTGTATCTCGGAACGCCCTCAACACCGCCGGTTCGTGACGCCATGACTGCCGGACTTCTCGGGCAGTTGGTCACCCCGAACAGCGGTAACCGACTCCTCCCCAACGTCTGCTGGGCGCTCGACAACGGCTGCTACGGTGACCAGTGGCGCGAGTCGAAGTGGATCGACACGCTTGAACGGTACGCCAACGAACCCGACTGTCTGTTCGCCGTCGTCCCCGATGTCGTATGCGACGCCGCAGCGACGAACGAGCGCTGGATGCGCTACGCCGCCGTGGTCAAGGGGTTCGGTTATCGGGCCGCCTACGTCACACAGAACGGGTGCACTGCTATCCCTGATGATGCCGACGTCTTGTTCACCGGCGGTGACGACGCCTGGAAACTGAGCGTCGAGGCGCAGGCTCTCGCTGCCGGGTCCGACGGTTGGACTCACATGGGTCGGGTCAATTCGCTGCGCCGTCTCCGATTCGCCGCCGCCCACGACTACGACTCGGTCGATGGCACGTTCGTCGCGTTCGGCCCTGACGTCAACCTGCCCAAACTGCTGCGGTTCATGCGGGCGACCAATCAACAGCCGACGCTCATCCAGGCTGGAGCCTGATGTCCGTTCTGGAGCGTGATCCCGCCACTCTGTCCCCGCTGGAGCGGGCACTCCTCCGCTTCGCCCCTGAGGACCGTGAGCAAGCCGTAGCGAACCTCCGCGAGGTACTCCCCGCCGAGATGTCCCGCTCCGCCCAGTACGCCTGGAACGAATGGCTGTCCCGCCCCGCCCAACGTCTCCCCGAAGGTGTCTGGGACACCTGGATCATCCGTGCCGGCCGCGGGTTCGGCAAGACCCGTGCCGGCGCCGAAGGTGTCCGCTCCCTCGTCAACAAGGGCCTCGCCGGGTTCATCACCATCGTCGGCAAGACCCCCGCCGAAGCCCGCGACGTCATGGTCGACGGCCCGTCCGGTCTCCTCGCCATCCATCCGCCCGCGGTCCGCCCCACCTACGAAGCCTCCAAGCGTCTCGTCTCCTGGCCCAACGGCGCCGTCGGCCACGTCCGTTCCGCCGCCGACCCCGACTCGATCCGTGGCCTCAACTCCGACCTCGTCTGGTTCGACGAGCCGGCCTCCATGAAGTTCGGTGCCGACGCCTGGGACAACGCCATGTTCGGCAACCGTGTCGGCGAACCCCACTCCATCATCACCGGCACCCCCCGTCCTCTGCCGTGGCTCCGGGCTCTGGAGGAACGTCCCCGCACCGTCGTCACCACCGGCTCCACCTACGACAACTTCCTGAACTTGGCTCCGGCGTTCGTCGAGCTGATCCTCGAACGCTACGAGAACACCCGTCTCGGCGCCCAGGAGATCCACGCCCGATTCCTGGAAGACGTCGAGGGGGCGCTGTGGACGCTCGCTCAAATCGAGCGTGGACGGTTCCTCCAGTTCGACATCGAACGGCCATGGCGGTCACTGGCCGTCGCCTGGGGAAAGATCGCCGAACAGTTCGGTCGTGCCGCTGAAACATTCACGAAGGAACGGCGCCGCTGGGTTCGTGCCATCGGTGTCGACCCTCCCGGCGAGACCGCCGAATGCGGCATCGTCGTCGCCACCGCCCCAGTCAACGCCCGGGCGACCCGTGACCATGTTGTCGTGCTCGACGATCGGTCGTTGACCGGCCCACCCGAAGTGTGGGCGGCGGAAGTGGTCAAGGCGTACCGGGACTTCAATTGCGAGGTGGCGTGGGTCGAGATCAACCAGGGAGACGCTTACCGTGCCGTCATCCACAACGTCGACCCAACAGTGAACGTGCAGAAGGTGCGCGCCAAACTCAGCAAGGCTGACCGCGCCGAGCCTGTCTCCGTGCTGTATGTCAAAGGTGCCGTGCATCACTTCGGTCATCTCCCGAAGCTGGAGGATCAGATGAGCACGTGGGTTCCGGCCGAGGGAAAGTCCCCGGACCGCATCGACGCTCTGGTGCATGTCGTGACGCAGTTGATGCCTCCGACCCGGATCGGTTCGGCGTCGCTCCCGGATCAAACCAAGTACGCCACCGAACAACTCTGACTCTGCTATAACTGGGGTTTGTGAACGTCTCGACCGGTGTCCTCGCCCTCCTCATCCTCCTCGTCGCCGGCACCACCGCCCGCCTCACCCGCCTCGTCACCAAGGACTCGATCACCGAACCGTTGCGTGCTGGCATCGAGAAGAAGGCGAAAGCCAACCTCGGCCGCAACACTCGATCACCTGACGACGCGCCCGGCCCAATCTCTGCCCTTTGGCGCCGCATCCGTCGCCGTGTGACGTGGACGAAGATCGACGATCTCCTCACCTGCCCCTGGTGCGTCTCCGTCTATGTCGCCGTCCCCGTCTCGTTCATCGTTGTCTGGTCCCCGACCAACCGTTTCTTGTGGGCCGGCATGATCGCCTGCACCGCCTCCCTCCTCACCGGGCATCTCCAAACCCGTGAGTACGATCCGCTGCCCGATCAAGCCAACTCAATTGAGGCTCTCGTCCGGGCCGGGTTCACCCGGGCCTCGTCCGCCGACGCGGTCGAAGCCGGCGACCTGTCTCTGCTCGTGCTGGCCGACCGTCTCTCCGACGGGTCGTGGGTGAACTGATGGGGCCGCGCCTCGAAATCATCCACCCGGTGCCGACCCTGTTCGCCGGGTTCCTCTGCGCCACCCACATCGGCAAGACGCTCCGCATCGACGGAATCGAAGGGATCTGCCACGCCATCACCCTCACCCGTGACCGTCCCACTGTTCGAGTCATCCTGCACGAGCGTAGCGACCACCGCGATGACGGTTCAGTCCGCAAGGTGTCCCACTGTCTGACGCTCGATCCTCGCACCGTCGTGGAAGTCATCGAGGACTGATGCCCGCCGACTTTCATGTCGTCCCCCTCGATGATGGCGAGACGTCGCTCCTCATCGAAACCGACACCACCATCGAAGATGTCCCCCTCTGCGACCGGTGCGGCGCCGTCGTCGGTGACGTCGCGCTGCACGAGGAGTGGCACAACCATCTCGGCACGCTCGCCGAGATGGTCGACTGGTGCAAGAACAACGTCACCGTCATCGTGCGACGCCTGCTCGGGTAGGTTTCACTGTCGCTCAGGTGGGGTATTCTCCCGCTCATGGCAACTGAGAAGGAACCCACCAAGGCCGAACTTGTCGAGCAAGCCCGCGACCTCGACATCGAAGGTCGCTCCTCGATGGACAAGGACGAGCTGGCCGAAGCCGTCGCCGACGCCTCCGCCCGCCGCCCGGTCGTCGCCGACGTCACCCCCGTCACCGACGCCGACCTCGAATCGCTCGGCAACGCCTCCGCCAACGCCGGTCTCACCTAACGGTTTGCTACGGTTCTGTCCGAGCCGGATCGCCGCGAGGCCCGGCCACGACAGAAAGGCAGACCGATGTACACGTTGAAGGTCCGTTGGACCATCTTTGAGGCGAAGCACGAGAGCCGCGACACCCCGTACAACCCGGATGTCGTCGAGGAGCTTGTCGAGTTCACGCCGGCCCGCCAAGTCACCGTCCACGGTGAGATCCCGCACTACTACGAATCGGATCACGAGCATCCCCCGACAATGGGCGCATGGGAGGCCGGCACCTTCGTCAACTACCTCGATGTGACCCGCCACGACTACGGCAAGGCCAGCGAGCAGATGCGGCATGCTGGCCGTCTCCTCGCCTACGTCGATGAGGATGGCCGCACCAAGTGGTTGCTTGCTTCTGCTGCCTGGTTGCTCGGTGAGCGTGGAGGAACCATCGAACGTCTCGTCACCTGAGGTAACCTCCGGCCGTAGATGGGAAGGCCGGCAGGATCACTCAACGCCCACCGTGGCACTGCGGAGTACCTGATGGTGCAATGCTGGTGCCGCTGCTCCACGGTCCGTGCCGCCGCCTCCCAGGTGCGCTCAGGCCGAACGGAGTCATGTGGCCGGCAGCTCTGCAACGCCCTGGAGTTCACCGCCCTCCTCGCGTCGGGTGATCCATGTGACTGCAAGGAAAGGTCAGGTCGATGACCGTCGAATTCCCGCAGCACGGCCCGACCCCCTACCCGCTCGGGCTGCGCGGCGTCGAGCATCGCCCCGGCAACCTCAACCACCTCGCCCTCGTCAACCCTCCGCCCCGTCTCAGCGAACCGCGGACGTCGCCGTGGCATCGCACCGCCAAGTCGACGTTCAACCAGGGCGGCCCCTCCTGCACGTTCCAAGCTGCCGCCGGGACACTGATCACTCTGCCGTTCCGCTACGAACATCAGCCCGACCGGCACCTGTTCGACACCGAAGCCGAACGACACCAGGGGTACCTCGACTCCCAGCCGTATGACCCGTGGTGGCCGGAGCCACACGACGGCTCATCGACTGACGCCCCGTTCCAACATCTACGTGCTCTCAGGTTGATCGCGGGGTGGTCGTGGCTGCGTGGCGAGGAGGAGCTGTGGGAGTGGGTCAGCTTCTATTCGCCCGCTGTCGTCGGCACCGTCTGGACCGACAACATGTTCGACCCGGACTCCAACGGCTTCATCTCCCCGACTGGTCCCGGGGTCGGCGGCCACGCCTACGAGATCGCGTTCGCCTCGCATCCGCGGCAGGCGTACCGGATCATCAACTCGTGGTCGACATCGTGGGGACAGCTCGGCCGGGCCTGGATCACTCGTGGTGACATGGCGTCGCTGCTCGCCCAGGACGGTGAAGCCGTCACCATCCGTCTCTGACTGCCACCCCAGCGTAAATAGGGGTTTACTTCCGGTCACGACTTCTGTATAATTGGGGTTATGACCACTACCACCCTCGTCGGGCTCGTCGCCACCGACGACCTCGTCGTCCGGCTCGTCCTCGTCCAAGGCGAGTCGTCAGCCGACACCCTCATCATCCCCGTCTCCCCCGACGACCTCACCATCCTCGGCAACCCACGTGTGCTCACCGGGCTCGACGTGTGGGGTCTCCCCGGTGACCTCAACTACGTCATCGCTCGCCGCTCCGTCACCGGGGCTGTCGTCATCCGCCGCATCCGCGCCTCAGCAAGGAGAATCCTGTGAGCTACGAGCCTCCCGTCTCCCACATCGATGAGTGGGTCGCCTTCCACTTGCCCCGCGCCGTCGCCTGGGCGGAAGCCGACATCTTCTCAACGAAGATGCAACGAGCCGCCAACCTGATGGCGACGATCCGCCGTGGCCGCTGCCCTCTCGGCCACGAGTTGGGTCAGGGCTCGTGGGATGGTTGCGGCTACTGCCGGTCCGCTGTTGAGCACGCTGAAATGTTCACCCCACCCGACCCCACCACCCGAAAGGAAATGCCATGAACCGACCGACCGCCTGGTACAACAAGCGGACCCGCATGTGGGCGCTTCAACTCTCCAAAGGCCCAACCACCGCGACCTACCTGCGGGACGAGACTGGCGACATCCGGTACTTTCTGACCGCTCAGGACGCGTATGACGCTTATGCCGCCAAGGACACTCCATGAACTGGGTCTACGACGACGGTGGCCGCGCCGCCGCCGGCTACAAAGGCTCCGCTGGCGACTGCGGTGTCCGCGCCATCGCCATCGCTGTCGGCCACGACTACGCCTACGTCTACGACCGCGCCTTCGACATCGCCCGCCACGTCGACAAGCCCGGCCGCTCCCACTCTCCCCGCGACGGGTTCTCCACCAAAGCCATGCACGCCTTCATGGCCGAGGAACACTGGAAGTGGACCCCGACCATGTCCATCGGCTCCGGCACCCAGGTCCATCTCCGTGCCGACGAACTGCCGACCGGCCGACTGATCGCCCGCTGCTCCAAGCACTACGTCGCCGTCATCGACGGCGTCATCCACGACACGGGTGATCCGTCCCGGGGCGGCACCCGCGCCGTCTACGGCTACTGGGCTCCGGCCCCGGTTCGTGTCTCTGCTGGCGCTCTAGCGCTGGCCGACGGCGCCAAGGTGGTGACTCGTGGATGAGGTGATCCGTCTACTGCGTCAGATGTACGCCGTCCAATACCGCACCGACGAGGAAGGTGGCCGGGAGGTCGCCGCCTGGTACTACCAGGATCAACTGGAGGAGGCGCTCGGTGCTCAACTGCTCGACTCTGACGAGCCTGCCCAGTGGTTGTCATGAGTGACAACGATTGGGTTCGCTCCGACGTGTTCGTGCGTCGCCCTCCACGCCACCGGGACAACACCGACACGGCGTCCCGCAACCTCACCCTCGACGCCCTCGACGACAACGAGCGTCGCCCCATCGAGCAACAAATCAAGGAGGCCCAATCCTGATGGCCTACGTCACTCAAATCATGGTCCGTCTCTGCGCCTGGGAACGCTGCAAGCGTGTAGCGACCTACGAGGTGCGCGGTCAGTGGAACGACCTGTTTGGCGCCTACTGCAAGGAGCACGCCAACGCTCGACGACAGACCATCCAAGCCAACGAGGACGCCGAACGCGCCCGTCTGGCGGTGAGTGATGGATGACCGTGGTCCCGGGTGTGTGCTCGCTGTCATGATCGCCGCCGTGAGCCTCGGGCTCGTGGCGTTCGCCTGGTGGATTCTCTACACCGCCGCCAACCAGACAGGACTCTGATAATCCCCCTTGTGTCCGGTCGCCCCTCCGCTCTATGTTCGGTGGTGTGAAGCTCGGCCTCGATCCGCCCCCCACCGACGACCAGTACCACACCTGGGCGCGGACGGCGACGCGGCCATTCACCGATCCGCCCCTCGGCTACTCGTCCGGGCCTCGCCGCTCCCACCAAGCCAAGCTGTCAGCGCTGTGGACGCCGCAACGCGATCTGCGGATGTTCCTCCCGGCTAGAGGATCGGGGAGCGCTGAGCCGTCGACTATGGTGGCCGGTGAGTGAAACGTCTAGCACTGGTCCTCGCCGCTTCTGCCTCCATTCTCGGGTTCGGCTTCACCACTGTCGATGTCGGGCATCACTGTCCACGCCCGGGCCATCCCCACTGCCCCGGCGTCACCACGACGACGGAGGTGCCGCCATCAACGACTACCACGACTACCACGACCACCACATCGTCGACGACATCCGTGCCGCCGCCAACGACGTCTCCCGCGACGACCACGACACCGCCGCCCACGTCCTCCACCTTGCCGCCAACGTCCACCGTCTCGCCGACGACCTCATCCACGACATCGACAACGGCGCCTTCAACTTCGACGACGACGACGTCGAGCACGACGACGACGGTGCCGGCGGGGACGCTCGCTAACCGGCCGCCGCAGCCGTTCACGTTCGTCTACGGCACCAACATGACCGGCGTCGGCGCCTACGCCGCCCCCGGCGGCCTCGTCGTCGCCGGACGCGCCAACTACAACAACCCGGCATTCCACAACGTGTCCGCCGCGGGTGGGACCGTGTTGATCTATCTCGATGCCATCATCGACAACGACTACGGCACCTGGCACCAACTCCTCCACAACACCTCCACCTGCGGCCCGGCCGTACCCCGCTGGCCTGGTGAACCGAACGCCAACCAGTGGGGTTACCTCGCCGACTTCCGGCCCGGCTCGATCCTCCAATTCAAGTTGGAATGCGTCCTCGAAGCGATGGTCGCGGCGAACCCGCACATGGGCGGATTCTTCATGGATGACGTCGGGTCCCGATCCTGGTTCGGCGGCTTCAACTGGTCAACATTCGGTACCGCGAACCAGCAGGCGTACCGCGACGGAGCCATCCAGATCGTCAACACCGCCCGCACCGTGGCTGACCGGCACGGTCTGATCGTCATCGTCAACGGCACGTGGAACGCCAGAACCTCCAGTGACGGCGCGGGCGGTGGCGGCTACCCGAACACCGGGCAACACGGCAACGCCTCGGCCGACGGATTCTTCATCGAGAACCACCCGGCCTCGGAGCTGTCGTTCTGGACTGCTGTGTCGACCTCGCCGCAGTGGGCGACCGGTTCGCCGTACACGCGTGGCGTCGAATTCATGCTGGTCGGTACACGCACCGTCGCCGACCGTGACGCCTACATCAACTCCGGCAACTTCGCGTTCGTTCAGGCGTACACGTCCGGCTACGAAACCGCCGTCGCCCCGTGGGGGCCGCTCCACCCGACCGGCCTCCCCACCGGGGTGAGCTGACGACCGCAATGCTCATCTGCCGAGCATCCTGCGAGTAGCGTGCCCTCTGTGGCCTTCTGGAACCGGCATCCCCGTCACTCCCCGGCGCTGCTCGCTTCCGCCGCCCGCATCGAAGTCGGCCGCCGCAACGACGAATCGGCTGCCGCCCCGTACAAGGACTGGCAGGACGAGGCGTGGGATGCCTACGACGACATCGGTGAGTTCCGCCAGGGCGTCAAGTGGTTGTCCAATGTCCTGTCCCGCGCCCGGCTCGTCGCCGCGGTCGCCCCCGCCAACCCGGGTGATGAGCCGCAACCCATCGACCCCGACACCAACGATCCCGCTGTCGGGCTCGTCGCCGAAATCGGGCATGGCATCGGCGGCCAATCCGACCTGTTGCGTTCCGCCACCGTCCACCTGACCGTTCCCGGTGAAGGCTGGTTCGTTGGTGCTGTCAACGCTGACGATCCCGACTTGGCCGCTGAGATGTCCTGGAAGTTCTACTCCCGTGACGAAATCCGTCAGTCCCGCACCGGGGGCGGCACCGAGGTCCAGATCGCCGAGAACCGGTGGGTGGCGTTGCCTGAGGAGTCTTTGCCGGTCCGTGTCTGGCGTCCCCACGACCGTTACCACTGGCAAGCCGATTCGTCCACTCGTGCCGCCCTCCCGATCCTGCACCGTTTGCAGTTGTTGAACCGCAAGCTCGACGCCCAAATTCAGTCTCGTCTCGCGTCCAACGGCATGCTCGTCGTCGCCTCCGAAGCCGACTTCCCGGCGCCTGAAGGCATGCCCGAAGGTGACGACCCGTTCACCTACGAGTTCATGCAGCACGGCATCACCGCCATCAAGACGCCCGGGTCGGCCGCCGCTGCCATGCCGTACGTCGCCAAGATGTCGATGGAAGTCATCAAGGACGGTCTGCTCTACCTCGACTTCGCCAAGCTCGAAGGTGGACCCGAGCTGCTCGCCGACCGCGAGTTCGAGATTCGACGGTTGGCCACCGCGATGGATGTCCCGCCCGAAGTGCTTCTCGGGATGGCCGGCATGAACCACTGGGGCGCCCTCCAAGTCGAGGAGTCAGCGTTGAAGACGACGGTGGCGTCTCTGCTGGAATTGATCTGCTGGTCATTCACGACCGGCTATCTCCGCCCGGCGCTGCGGGCGATGGGCGACATCCGCCGTTCGATGCCCGTCGATCAGGACGTCGAGGAAATCCCTCCTGATGCTGAGCGGATCGTCTGGTACGACCTCTCCGAGCTGGAAGTCCGCCCCGACCACTCCCAGGATGTCATCGCGCTGCACGGTTCCCTCGACGTCACCGACTCCGCTCTCACCCGGGAGACCGGTCTGTCCGAGGAGGACCTCCTCGTCGATGTCGACGAGTTGAAGCGCCGGATCGGTCGCAAGCTCGCCATCATGTCGCCCGGCACGGTCGAGTTGGGGTTGGAGTTGCTCAACATCTCCCATCTCGCCAAGATCGATCTCGGACAGAATGCGGAGGCTGGCGCGCCCGACGCTCCTGAGCCGACCGCGGGTGAAGGTGACATGCCAGCCGGGATGCCGGCTCCGGCACCGCCAACCAACGGTGACACCCCTGTTCCTCCCGAGCCGGCGCTGCCCTCAGCGTGACCCGCCATGTTGGTCGCTCTCGACCCTGACACCTGCCCGGACTGCGGTCGCCGGCTCCGTCTCGAAATCCTCGATCAGGCCGCCCTGTTCATCCATGCCGGCTATGGCGCGACGCTGCGCACTGTCGTCCGGCACTGTCGTTGTGGTTGGGCTCTCGATGCTGTCCGGGGTGAGGTGCGCCCGTGATCGCCGGTCTGTCCGACGCCGAGCTTGACGCCCTCATCTTGAAGGCTGAGGAGGTGTTCGCTCGGGCCGTCCGCAAAGCGTTCTTCGCTGCGGCCCGCCAGTTGGCGTCTAACCCCGTCACCGCCGCAATGGACCCCGTGGGAGGCATGGACCTCGACGACGTACTGGAGGCCCGTCGAGTGTGGTCTCAGGAGATTCCTGAGCTGTCCACGCACATTGGTGCCGCCTACGGTCGTTCCGCCACCGGAGTCGCTGTCGCCCTCTACGAAGACGCCGGCATCAACCTTCCATCCCAGTCGGTCCCGGCCGGCGCCAATCTGGCTGTCGCCCCGGGCGCGCTTGTCCCCCGCACGTCGCTCCCGCTCAACGCCCGGCTCGCTCTCGATGTTCGTGCCCGGGATCATCTCGCCGCCGCCACGAATCGTCTCGTCAACGTCGGCGACGGCATGTGGATGGATGTCCGCTCCGAACTGGTCAAGGGGTTCACCGCTGGCGAGGGGATCGAGGACATCAAGCAACGACTCCTCGGTCAGTCACAAATCAACCAGCGGCGCGCAAGGACGATCGCCCGCACCGAAGTTGTGTCGGCGTCGAATGCGGGGGCGATGGCCGGCGCCCGTGCCATTCCCGAGTTGGCTCCGGAAACCAAGACGTGGCTCGCCACCACCGACGCCCGCACCCGCCCAACCCACATCGAGGCTGATGGGCAGACCGTCCCCATCGACGACATGTTCAACGTCGGCGGCGCAATGATGGAGTACCCGGGCGGCCCCGGCCCGGCGGCCGAAGTGATAAATTGCCGTTGCGTAAGCGGGGTTACTGTCGTGGAGGCGGAAGGGGTGTCAGCAATTCTGCGTCGCTGGTATGCGGGTCCAATGGTCCGACTCACGACTCCACTCGGCGAACTGGTGGTCACGCCCAACCACCCCGTGGCAACGCCGGTCGGCTGGTGCCAGGCCGACGCGCTCAATGAAGGCGGCTATGTCCTCGGCGTGTTTCGCTCCGATCACCAAACGCTTGCGGTGCCACAGGTAGACGACGTGATATCCAGCATCGAACAGGTTTGGGAGACGTTGAATCTCCAAGCGGTCGCTCAACGGATGGGCCGGGCGGAGGTGGATTTCTACGGCCACATTCCCGACGGCGATGTCGATGTTGCGGCGACCAACCTGGACTTGCCTCTCCACGTCGTACCCAAGCCAATCGCCGAGCAGATAGGCGACCACGGCTTCGCCAGCGCCCATCGACAGGTGAGCGTTCCGGGTGACTCGTCCCGCCAACTCGTCATCTCTCATCCGCAACACATTCGCTGCCGATCTGCCGCGGGGCTCGATTCCGGCGTCGAGCAGGATGGCCCGGATCACCTGTCGCGAATGGCCGAACGCCGCGGCGAGGGCATTCTCGCTCTCTCCGGTCTCGTAGCGGCGGAGGACTTCGCTGGCGATGCTGGCTCGCCGGTTACGACGCGCCATGCGCAGTCCATCGCTGTGGCTGCGCACGACTCCGGCTCGGCACATGATCCCGTACACGCGGTTCATAGAGAGTCCGTCGGCCCGAATCACGTCTTCGAGGCTGGCTCCATCCCGGTACATCTGGATCAGGTGAGCTTCATCAACGACTGGAGCGGCCACGTCTACGACCTTTCTGCCCGAACGGGATGGTTCATCGCAAACGGAATTATAGTTCGGAACTGCACCGTCATCTTCTCCGACCCTGCCCCCGAGGTGACCCGGCCGGCCCGTGCCACTCGATCCAGCGCCACCGCTGAACGTCGAACCCGGTTCGCCGCCGCCCACGGCGTCTCCCCCGAACAACTCTCTGCGTCTCTGCCCGACGTCAACGTTCTCCGGGCTCGGGTCCGTGCCGAAGCCGCTTCCATCCAAGCTGACTCACTTGGCTGGCTCAATCAAGCCGACGCCTTCCACATCCGCCGTCCCCGCCTGGCCACTGGCTCGGGCGGCGAATACGACTGGTACAAGGCGAAGGTTTCCGGTTGGGAACGAAACCGGTTGGCGTCCCGCTGGTTCTCCGATCGTGCCACCGACGCCCCCGACGTCGTCATGCAACGCGCCCAAGCGGCCGGCGTGTTCAACGGCACCACTGTCGACGAGTTCATGGACGAGTGGCTCTACCACACTCGCCGCGCCGATATCGCCGGCTCGATCCGTTCCGGTCGCATCCCCAATCCCAACCGATTCGGCGGGATGACCGCCTCCGATGTCTCGTCCGTGTTGGAGCAGGACGGGTATGACTTGCTTCGGATTGTCGGTGTCGACGCCGAGGACGCCGCCGGCTACCTCGCCGCACATCAATCCGAGCAGCACGCGGATCGGGCGTACTCGCTGCTGCGTGGAGCGACCGAAGCGGATGATCCTCCGTGGCGGATGTCGTTCCAGGCATGGGAACGTGAGGTGCGGGAACTGGAAGAGGTGATCGCCGAGGGGTCGGTCGGTGGGCAAGGAACCAGCGCGGCTGCTGTCCGCTACAGCGAACTGGTCCCTGAGGCCATTGATCGCGGCCAGGATTTCGAGGTGTTGTATGCTGAAGTCGTGGAAGTGGCTCGGGTTGCTGGCATGGACGTCGCTGATTGGGCGGTGATCCCGTGGGCCGCGTGATCCCGATCGGCCGGCTTGTGCCCGACGATGGTTCGGTCGCCGCGGTCGGGTTCTGCCCCACATGCCTCGCCGCGGTCGGGGCACGCTGCATCGAGGATGGCGTCTATCACGACGCCCACGTTCATCTCACCAGGACGAACCTCGTCCGTGATGGCGTTCCTTGGGGTGGACGATGAGGGGCAACGGGCCGGCGCAACCTGACGTGGTGATCGCCGAGGTGCGCCGCATGTTGGGTTGGGAGCCGTTGCTGCCGGCCACCCCACATCCCGCCGAAGTCATCCCTCCCGATGCGCCAGCGAACCCCAGCGAGACGGCACGTTTGCTCCGCAGTTTGAAATAGGGGTTTACTTCCGTGGTCCCCGGGTGTATAACTGGGGTTATGACCACCACCCCGGTCCCGTCCGCCCGCCGCTGCGAAGTCGGCGACACCATCCCCGGCCACGGCGTCGTAGTCGCCATCTCCCTCACTGCGTACCAAGTCCGTCCCGGCGCAGTGGACCTGTCCGACGCCCTGCTCGGTGGCGCTGCGTGCTACTGGGTTCCGTTCTACGGTCCCAACGGCGTCGACACGCCCACCCCGGTTGAGGGTCTCGTCACCTTCGCCGACGGCTCCCGCTACGGCGGTGCCCGATGAACGTCCGTGCCCGGTTCGCCGTGACGTTCGCGTTCGGTGCATTCGCTGTCCTCCAACACTACGAAGGTGTCGGGCTCGGCCTCTGGTACGCAGTCGGCATGACCGCCGCAGCGTTCGTCACCGTCTCCATCATCGACGCCGTCATCTGGATCTGGCGGCACCGCGGCGAATGGGCCGACTCACTCACCGACGCCGAAGAGTCCTACCCCGATCCTCACGACACTCCCCAGAGGCCGCTATGAAACGCTTCCTGCTCGCCCTCGTGGCCGGCGCCACGTTCGCCACTGCCGGTACTGTTCAAGCAGTGCCCGCCATCGACCCCGCTCCCGACCGCACCACCGTCCTGTCCGACAAGGCCGGCGCCACCCCGTACCGTGTCGTCGGTTCCGGCGACTCTATCCTCGAACTGGTCCTCCGCAACGATCTGCTCGATCCGTGGCCGACGCTCGCTGACCGTTGGATCATCTCTGAGCCGTGTCGTGCGCCGTGGTTGTCCGGCTGCGACAACCGTGCGTCCACCGTCACCGAAGTCACCTGGCTCATGGGCTCCGTGTCGCCCGGTGGGTTCGTCGTCGTTCAAGACGGCGGCATCGGCGACAAGAACGGGCTTGCCACCACCCTCGACAAGTGGCGCCAGTTCGTGCAGGCCGTCATCAACGTCGTCCCCAACGACCGCACCATCGTGTTCGTGTTGCCGGCGTCGTCTCAGGCCGGGACGTTCACTGTCTCAGGCCACGCGCCGGGCTCGACGGCCCGTCAGATCATGGCGGACCGCGGGTCGGCGGCTCGGGGCGTGTTCGCTGCCAACCCGGCTCAACCGGTCCGGTACATCGACTGGTTTGCGATGACGACCGGCAATCCGGCGTTGCTGGCGGCCGATGGGTTGCATCCGTCGGTGCGTCCGGCTGACACGACGAATTCTGGTGCGCATGCGCTCGCCCGTCAGCTCGCCTGGCAGACCCGATGATCATCTCGTGGATCGCCGTATGTGTCGCGCCGCAATGTGCGCACGGTTCCGTCGTGTTCGTCCGTCGTGGCGGTCCCGACCCCGCGTCGGCATCGAAGGCGCAGATGCTCCGCAATCGGTGGGCTCGGCTGCATCGCCGCCACCTGCATCATCGGGTGCTCTGCTACCAGCGTCCCGCCCGTCCCCGCACCGACTACCCCCAAGAATAATAGGGGTTTACTTCGGGTCGGTGGTTCTGTATAATTGGGGTTATGACCACCACCCTGATTCCAGCGACCGACAAGCAGGTCGCCTTCGCTACCCGCCTCGCCGCCGAGCGCAACGTCACCGTCGCCCTCGACGCCCTCTCCAAGTCCGAAGCCTCCGCCCTCATCACCAGGCTCCTCGCCGTCAAGCCCTCGGTTGCTGCTCCCGCCGCCAACAATCAGTCCGCCGAGCCCGGCGTGTACGTCCTGCCCGACGGCTCCATCGTCAAGGTCCAGCCCAACAAGGCCAAGACCAACGTCTACGCCCTCCGCTGGACCGTCATCGGCGGTGAGCGTCTCGTCGACGCCACTGAGGGGCGGGTGCACGGTGAGTGGACCTACGAGTCCGGTCTCATCCGCACCGTCGTCGGCGCCCGCAAGATGACCCTCGACGAGGCCAAGGCGTTCATCCTCCGCTACGGTCAGTGCGTCCGCTGCTCCCGCCACCTCAAGGCGGCCGAGTCCGTCGAGCGGGGCATCGGCCCGGTCTGCGTCCAGTACTTCTCGTTCGGCTGACAGTTCGCTCGCTGCGCCCGGTCCGCCTCCGGGGGCAGCGGCGCGTCTAGGGGTCCACCTGTCTGCCGGGAGACCGTGAGTACGCTCTCCGTGCATGCCGTGGCACACCCAAGCCAACCACCCCGACTGTCCCCCTGATCGCCCCTGGGCGGTCGTAAAGGACGACGACGGCGAAGTCGAGGGATGCCACGCCAACGAGGATGACGCCAACGATCAAGTCGCCGCGCTCTACGCCAACGACGAGGATGAAGCCGCGGCTGATCCGGTGCTCACCGCCGTGTACGAGGCGTGGCAGAGCGCCGAGGCCAACCCGACGGCCGAAGGTGCTCCCGGTGGGGAGGGTGAGTCGTTCGATGCTGCCGAATGGGACGGGTCCCGCTACTCCAAGGGTTACTGGCGTGGCGTGCTCGCTGTCGAAACGGTGGAGACGGGGGACTCTGTTCGTCGTGAGTTCGCCGAAGGTGCGTTGACGTGGCGTGAGCCTCCGTTGTCGATCTACTGGCAGGACCGCACCGCGCCTGGGCATGATGACGCGCTGATCGTTGCTCGGGCTGATGAGGTGGTCCGCTCCGAATTGGCCCTCGCCGACGGTCGTCGGGTGCCGGCGATTCTCGGTCGCGGCCAGTTCGACATGGAGTCCGAAGAGGGCCGCCGGGTGCACCGCATGATCGGCCAGCGCTACCTCCGGGGCATCTCCGTCACCATCGACGAAACGCAAGACGCCGACGTCGATCTGATCTTCCCCGAGGGTTCCGGCGAAGCCGAACACGGCGAGGAAGGCGACATGCTCATCGATCTGCTCGTCGAACCGGAGAAGATGCTCATCCGCAAGGGTCGCGTCATGGACGGCTGCCTCACCGGTCAACCGGCGCTGCCCGAAGCCGAGGTCGAGCTCGTCCCCGACGACGAGTACCAGACCGTCGAGCCTGTCGATGTCGGTGGTGAGCCTGACGTCGAAGTGGTGGGCATGTTGTCGTCGTTCAGTGTTGTCGCGCCGCACGAGGCTCGCACGGTGGCCGGGACGTGGAACGCGTCCGGTCATGCTGGCCGGCTGCCGGAGAAGCTCGATGCCGATGTCGCTCGTGCCGCCTACGCCTGGATCGACGGTGGCGCCATCGACGACGGGGTGGTGGATCGGTCCGCCTGTAAGTTCCTGCACCACAACGTGTCGATGGCTGGTCGGCCGGGCGCGGCGAACCTGACGGCGTGCGCCGCCGGCATCGCCCGCCTCAACGGCGCTCACGGCGGTGTCGACATCCCGCCCGATCAGCGTGAAGGCGTCTGGGGTCACCTCGCTTCCCATCTGCGTGACGGCGGGCAGGAGCCGCCCGAGTTGATGGCGGTCGAAGGTGCCGAGTCGTTCGCCGCTGTCACCGAAGCGTTCGAGCCGCCCAAGGGGCTCGTGGTGGTGGTGCGTCCGGCCGACCCGGGGGTGGTCGTAGTTGACGGTGGTCTCCCCGAGGATGAGCTGCACGTCACGCTCGGCTACTACGGGCCGGCCGACGAAGCCCCGCCGGAGACGGTCGAGGCGTTGCACGAGTGGGCCGCTGAGCGCGCTGAGTGGAGCGCTGACGCTCGGGTGGGGGGTGTGGGCCGGATCGGCGATGACGAGCCTCCTGCGACCGTCTACCTCATCGAGTCGGCCGAACTGGGCGACCTTCGCCGTGATCTGGAAGCGGTCGCTCCACCCGACTCAACCCATCCGCATTTCACGCCGCACGTCACCCTCGGCTACGGCATCGACTGGCCGGAAGCCAAGCCGCCGTCGGTGGCGTTGTCGGGTGTCGAGTTGTGGGTCGCGGGCGAACGCTTCCGGGGCGGTGAGTCGTTGACGGCGTCAATGGGGCCGCCGGTCAAGCCTCCGGTGGAGTGGACCCGCAACCCGCAGTTGAAGGGGCCGACCCCACCGACGTACAAGGCGAACGGGCGTTGCTGGGGCCACCTCGCCGTCTGGGGTGTCTGCCACACGTCGTTCATGCCGAAGGTCTGCGTCACCCCGCCCCGCCAAGGTGACTACGCCGGGTTCCGTACCGGCACCCTCCACTGCAAGGGCGGTGAGGAGGTTGCTGTCGGCCAGATCACGCTCGGCGCGTTGCATGCGCCGGCTGCGCTCGGGTTCGCCCCCGCCGTCCACCACTACGAGCACGCCGGTCATGCCGTTGCCGATGTCGCTGTAGGCGAGGACGACTACGGCATCTGGTTCGCTGGGGCGCTCCGTCCCGACACAACCGATCGTCAGCTCCGTGTCCTGAACGCCTCCGGTGTCTCAGGGGACTGGCGTAAGACGCGCACCGGTCGGTGGCGGCTGGCCGGTGCGTTGGTCGTCAACGTGCCCGGGTTCCCGGTGCCTCGCACCCAAACCCACGTCCGTGACGGTGAGCAGACGTCGCTCGTGGCCGCGGGCGTGCTGGTGCCGCCCCCGTCGACGCCTCGCAACGTCGTCGACTTCTCGAACGTGGTCGAGGGGATCGCTCGCCGTGTCGGGCTTGACCATCCGTCGCGTCGGGCGGCGACGCGTGCCCGTGCCGAAGCTGCGTGGTCTAGGATCATCAAGGGACCAGGAGGTTCATGAGATGGGTTGTGGATGCGGGAAGAACCGTCAAGTGGTGACGTCGGCTCAGGCCGAGGCGCAACGGTTGTCGGCGGTGGCTCAGGCTGAGTCGGTGGTGCGTGCCGCTGAGGCCAGGATCGCTGCGGATGCTCGTGCTCGGTCCGATGCGCTCGCGGCCCGCATGAATCTGGAGACGGCCAAGGCGTCATCCGGCGAGCATCCGGGCTGATCGGTGACCCATCCGATCGACGCCATTCCCGACAGCGGCTACGCCAAGATCGACGGCGAATGGTACGTCCGTCCTCCGGGCTGTCCGTTCGCTGCATCCATTCGGGACCATGTGGTCATCGAGCATGAGGACGGCACCATCACCGTGTCACCCTCGATCCTCTACGAGGCACCCCACTACCCGCGGTCTGATGGAAGCACCGGCTATTCGTTCCACGGGTTCCTTGAACGTGGTGTCTGGCGGGGCGCCTGATCAGGTTCGCCCAGCTCCCGGAGTTCTTTCACCCAATCGAGAAATAGGGGTTTACTTCCCGGTCGCCGTGCCCTATAATTGGGGTTATTGAGGATAACAAAGGGGAGCACCCCCCGGAACCTCCGAGAAGCATGGCCAGACGAATGGAGCTGGCTACCGGACCCGACTGAACTGGGCGGCTCGTAACGGACAGCGGCCGGGTTAGCGCCTGGTCAGTGAGGACGCCGGACTAAGTTTCCCCTCGGGGGTATGTCGCCGGGAAGCGCTCACGCCGGAGGACCCCCGGCCGCTGAGCCGAGCATGATGTGGCGATTCCCCGTCGCCTGGCAGGCCCTCCGGCACCCCCAGCCGGAGGGCCTGCTCGCGTCTAGCCCCTCTGCCTCCGTTTGCATCTACTCCCCGGTCCGTTCACCATGCGTACAGGACCAGGGGGTCCGCGAGCCGGAGGTACACAATGAGCGCCCACTACAAGCACAGCGGTCCGTTCGCTTTCGAGGCAACCGATGCCGGCGACGAGACCAACGACGAAATCCTCGTCCCCGAGGACCTCACCGAGCTTCCGGCTGAGGACCTCAACGAGGAGCAGGAGGGGTCGCTGGCGTTCCGCCTCGTCGACGCGTTGAAGGCGCTCTACGAAGATGAGGATGCCCGATCCGACCCTGAGCGTGTAGTGCAGATGGAGGATCTCGCCGAAGGCATCGAGCGTGTCCGTGCCGAATCGGAACGTCGTGCAGGTGAGCGGTTGGCCGCCCAAGAGCGTGCCGACAACGCCATGAACCGTGTCCTCGGCCAGTCCCCCGAGGAAGGTGAAGGCGACGGGGAGGGTGAAGGCGACGGTGAAGGGGCCGGCGAGGGTGCCGACGCGACCGTCACCGAGCTGCCGGCGCCGCCTCCCGCGGCCACCGCCGACGCTCCCGACGTCGCCATCGCCGCGTCGGCGTCTCAGCGTGGCACCGAGCCTGCCCGTGTGAAGCCTCTCCGCATCAACGTGTCGATGGCCGAAATCCGCGCTCGTGCTCCCAAGCCCGACCTCGCTCCGGCGCTCGCCATCACCGCCGCCGCGGACGTGCCCCGGGTCCAGGCCGGCAAGGTGTTCGCCGACGTCGAGGAACTGTCGTATGCCTTCCACGAGCGTGCGAAGTCGACGCCCATCTCTTCGACCGGCAACCCGAACGGGCCGAAGGTCGCCACCATCACCAACCAGTTCGAGCATGTCCTGAACATCGACTCGACTCCGCAGCACGTCGAAGAGGTGTTCAAGGCCCTCACCGACGTCGATTCGCTCGTGGCCGGTGGCGGCTGGTGTGCTCCGTCCGAGGTGACCTACGATTTCTTCGACCTCACCTGTGAGGACGGCGAGATCGACCTGCCCACGGTCGGCATCGAGCGTGGCGGGCTCCGCTGGCCGACGTCGCCATCGATGGCCGACGTGTTCACCGGCACCTTCACGTCCGGCACGAATCCGTGGCTGTGGACGGAGACCGACGACATCCTCACCGTCACCGGCTCGACCAACAAGCCGTGTGTCCGGGTGCCATGCCCGGCGTTCAACGATGCCCGGCTGGAGTGCTACGGCATCTGCCTCACCGCCGGCAACCTGACCGACGCCGCCTACCCGGAAGCGACCCGGCACCAGGCCGGTCTGCTCCGTTCGGCCCACTACCACGCGATGAACCAGCGGTACATCGCGGCGGTGGTCGCGCTGTCCACTCCGGTGGTGACGGGCGGGTTCATCGGGTCTCCCGGTGAGACGTTCGCCCCCGACCTGCTCACGGCGGCCGGTTGGGCGGCGGTCGACTACCGCACCCGGGTCGGCATGTGCCAGGAGTCGATCCTGGAGATGGTCCTGCCGATCTGGGCTCGTGAGGCGTTCCGCGCCGACCTCGCCCGCAAGAACGGGCTCGATCTGTTCGCCGTGACGAACGCTCAGATCGACGCCTACTTCGACGTCCGGTCCGTCCGTGTCCAGTACGTCAACGACTGGCAGGTGCGTGGCGCCAACCAGCCTGGCGGGTCGACGCCGACGGTGGACTTCCCGGCGACGGTCCAGTTCCTCATCTACGCCGCCGGCACGTTCATCCGTGGCAACGGCCTCGTGCTCGACCTCGGTGTCGTCCGGGACTCGGTCCTCAACGCCGAGAACGACCACACGGCGCTGTGGACGGAGGAGTGCCACCTGATCGCTCAGAAGGGTGTCCTGTCCCGTCTGTACACGATCGGTGTCTGCGCTTCCGGCCGTTCCGGTCTCGCCAACCTGACCTGCATGTAGGCCGGGTGTTCAAGGTCCTGACGGGGAATCAGCGAGGAGGGAGGTGAGCGGCGATGCCGATTGATCTTGCCAAGAGGTCTGTAGCGGCTTCGCCGTTCGCCCCCCACCGATTCGGGCTGTTGTCCGTCGCCGATCAGCCGCCCACCCCCGACACGTACTGGCGGTTGGGGATCCAGACCCAACCGAACCCGTGCGATGAAGCCGGGTCGACGGTTGATCGTTGCCCGGTGGTCTCGTCGTCCGGTCCCAAGTCGGCCACGTCTGATGGGTTCCCGTCGTGGGGTGCCGATCCGTTCACGGTGTTCGCTCAGATTCCGTGCTCGCCGGCTGGGTCGTGGGAAGCGATCGAGCAGCGCACCGTCGACGCGTTGACTCACGGTGAGGGGCGTGCGGTCGAGCGGTTCGTGTGGACTGGCGCCACGACGGTGACCGGGGCCTCCGTCAATCCGCATCTCGCCGAGGACGCCATCGAGTTCGACTCTGCCGGCAACATCGTGCAGACCGCCGCCACCGTGGTCACTGGCGCCCCGGCGGGGACGGTCGGCGCGCTGTCCGCGTTGGAGGGGGCGCTGGGGGAGTGCTACGGCGGTGAAGGTGTCATCCACGTCCCGATGGCCGCCATCCCGTTCCTCGCCGACCATGCGCAACTCGTCCGTGACGGTGATCGGTTGCGCACCTGGAACGGCAACCGGGTCGCGGTGTACGCCTCCAACAATCGCCACGGGCCGACCGGAGCCGTCCCTGCCGCTGGCACCTTCTGGTGGTACGCCACTGGTGCCGTGTCCCTCCGTCGTTCTCAGGTCGAGCGGGCGTCGTCGGTCGCCGAGGCTCTCGACCGTTCCAACAACACTCAGCTCTACATCGCTGAACGGACCTACGTCGTCAACTGGGACTGCTGCCACCTCGCTGTCCAGGTGACCCCGAACTAAGGAGAGACCCAATGGCATCTCAGTGCTTCACCCCGATCAAGGCCGAAGTGGCCCGCGTCGTCAAGCTCGACGTGTGCGGCAACCCCGTCACCGGAGCTTCGTCGGCGGTCGCCGTGTTCGACGGGTTCACCCAAATCAGTCCTTCCCCCGAGTATGAGGAGGGTGAGGAGTTCCTCACCAAGAAGGCCAACGGTCAGCCCTGCGTCAACCAGAAGGACCCCAACTTCTTGAAGCGTGTCGGCCTGGAAATCACGTTCTGCAACCTCGAC